CCGCGCGCGCCGGCTGGGACATGCGATCGCCGATGAAGTCAAATCGGCCCCGCTCGCTGGCGAGATGGAGGAGATTGTTAGAGCTTAAAGCGTTGCTTGCTTGAGCGTTCTGGCTGCTAAAGCCGACCATCGCTTCGCTAAACATTGACGCCTCTTCAGGATGTTGTGCGAGGTAGTCGAAGAACGGCATTCCCTGCGCTTTCTCAAAGCCGGCGCTCCCGGTCTGAATCGAGTGAACAATGTTCTCCGGGCCGCTTCCAAACCAACTGCTGCCGAACGTGAGCACCGTCCCCCTTGCCGAACCTGGGGCACCGGTCTTCAGCGCTTCACCCAAGGCCGTCAGCGAAAAACGCTGTGCGTCGCGCTTGGCGAGAAGCCCAAGACCCGCCAATGTCCGCATCAATCGGTGCAAGGACGGCGCGTGAACCGCCATCGGGCCTGACAGTTCTGCGGCACTCTTTGGACCGGTGGCAAGTTGATCGGCCAGGCCAAGCTTGGCCGCAGCATAGAGTACCTTGGCATCCACGATCGCCATAACCATTTGGGTCCGTTGGACGTGCGGAGGAAGGGACCGAGGTGTGGCGTGAGTCGAGTTCATGATCATACCCGTTCAACTGGAAGAGAAAAAAGGTCGCCGACACCGCGCCTTTTCTGGATGTTTGGCTACCTCAATGAACGTGTCCAGATCGCAAACAAGCTACCGCTGTTGAACGGTCAGCGTCGTGAGCCTATCGCGCATTTTCTTGCGTATTGGAACGCAAAGGGTCGTGCTCGCTGTGGTGCTCGGCCCGTTGACCGGCGCTGCTGTGGCGCAGGACGAGTCCGTTCGGGATCACAAGCGGTAATACTCCGTTCAAGCACAAGACTTCCGTTTAGTTTCCAAAAGCTGACATCCCTTGTCAGCTTTCTCACGCCTTTGAGATTGCCTCGTCGACCGCGTCCTCGATCGCCTGGCGGATATCGCCCTCGCACGCGTGATAGGTCGGATAAAAGAATGGCTCTGCCGCCTCCTTCGTAGTCCCGTATTCCGTCGCGAGCGCGTAATCATAGTCGACGCCGGCGCCCTGCCGTAGCTCCTTGGTCGTGTCATCGCCGCCGGCGGTGACCTCGAGGTCGAGCTCATTCTTCCGCCGGCGCACTTTGACCGAGTCCCTTAGCTTCCCGCTGCGGACCGGCGCCGTGGCCTTGATCGCCTCGGCCAGGCCGTCCGCCTGTTCCTTGATCGCGGCCGCGAGCTGGCGCTTGACCTTGTAGGACAGGCCGTCGAACCAGCTCTGCACGTCCGCGTCGGGATCAGCCACCAGAGGCCCGCAGTGCCGTCTCGCCGTCGCTGTCGAGCGTGACGTCGAAGGTCACGCGGCTGCCGCGCTGACCGGTGAGGTTCAGCTTGGTGCATTTGTAAGGCCCGAGCCAGACCCGCATCCCCAGGGTGATCTTGACGTTCTTCGTCGAGCCCGCCTCAAACCAGGCGTTCCAGCCGTCGAAATCCTCGTTCGCAACCACGCCTGCGCCGGCGATCGACGCGGATAGCGACACGATGTCTCGCTCGAGCCATGACGCCGCATCGGGATCATCGCAATCCGGTACATTGGTATCATTGGTCGCGGCCGTCCGATTGAAGCTGCGCGAATTGAGGCCGCAAGGCGATTCAAACACTTCCGGGTTCGCCCCGTTGCCTAGCTGAACGAGGAATTGCGAGAACTTGAGAGTCTGAGCCTGGGCCATCAAAGCCACTCCTGTGAGAGGAAAGCATCTACCAAATGCCACGATGATCGGCCCGCCCGCGTTCGCGGACGTATGGCGGCAGCCAGACCGGGATCACGAGAAAGACGCCTCACGCAACGTTCGCGTCGGTGAGGATGTCGAACGTGAGAACCGCATGCATGGTCAAACCGTCCGGATCCGGAAGCGTCCGCGAACTCTGCAGCAGCAACGACTGCAACCGCCCTTCCGGCAACGTCAGATCCGCGTCATGCAAAGCCGCGATGATCAGACGCGCCAGGCTTCTTGTCGCGGAAGAGGATTTGAAGCGGTCCCAGGCATGCAGCACGACAAAGGTCTGCGTCGCATCGATCCCCTCCGCCGTCTCCGGAATCACCTGGATCTCCCCAAAGGAGACATAGGGAAACGTCGGCCCGTTCGGGATGCGATCGAACACGCGATCCTCGATCAGCGCCCTGATCTCACCGACACTCAGCAGCCGATCGCGGATCGCTGTCAGCAGCGGTTGGGTCGGATCGGTCAGCATCACGGCATCTCACGCCACGCAGCGCAGGTTGATCCGCACAAGCTGGCCATCAATGAGTTTGGCATCGACATGGGTGATGACGCGGGGCGGCTGGCCGCGAATGACGAGATCGTCCGTGTCGTTGACGCGCGGAATCCGAGGGTCTGCATTGAAGGGCGGCGGCACCGGGATCGTGCCGCCAGGCCATTGGGCGGCGTCGATCTGGCGCGGCGACATGATCACGGTCAGTTCGGAAAGCTTGATGCCGGCCGGGCTTTGCGCGGTGTCGAGACCATCGATCCGGGCGCGACAGGTGACCGACACGAAGGTCTGGTTTGGCGGCTGACCGATCCGCCGGCGCAGGATGATGTCCTCGCCCGCGGCCGCGAGCGCGCTGTCGAGCGCGGCGATCAGGTCGGACATGGAACGCAGCCTTCAGATCCTGGTCACGCCGTTGACGGTGAGCTGCTCGGTCGCGGCTGAGCCGTCCTGCCACGCGTATCCTACGCCAGTTGGCGCGGGCGGCGGCGCGGTTGGCGAGGACGCCGGCTGCGACGCAGCATCGTGCCCGCGGTCACGCTCGGCGTCGGCCACCTCCCCTGCTCCATCGTGGTCCGATGACGATTGGCGGCCATCGGATTCGCCGTCGGGAGGGGCGCCGTTGGATCGATCGATCATGCCCTCGATCGTGGAGCGAACCGAAGCCTCATACATCCGAAGATCGCCGACGTGCCCCTTGAGCACCTGCTTGCCTTCGTCGATGGCGTCCATGACCGTGTCGTAGTCCTTGCCGATCTGGGCCAGCTCCTTCTGCTGCCCCTGCGCGCGCAGCAACCGCGCACGCATGCCGGCGAGTTCGACGGGACGCGGAATGGTCAAAGGTGGGCGCTTGTCAGCCATCAGCTGCTCCAACAGTTCGGGATGACGAGTAAGGACTTCGAGCCGCAGCTTCAGCTGCGCGACGCAGATGAGGGCCGTGAGCCGATCCACATGCGCAGCCGTTCAGCGCACCGCCGCGCGGACCGACAGCACGGTCCCGGAATAGGTGCCGGTCGTGATCAGCTTGACGGCCAGGCGATCGCCGAGCAGCCCGTCATTGACGCCCTCGGCCGCCAGGTCAGCATAGGCCGCAACAGCCTTGGACAAGAGACCCGACACGTTGGCCGTCTTGATCGCCGAGGCCGTCGTGAAGTCAAACCGCGCGATCTGGATCTGCGTCTGGCCATGATCGAGCGACGTCACCACGATCGCCGAGCAGCCGGCTCCGCCGGAGCCATACTGGAAGCTCGCCTCGAGCGTAACGGCGCTCATGCCATCGAGATCCTCGGTCCAATCGACCAGCGCTGTCTTGGGCGCATCGATCTGCAGGGCACTCAGGGTGAAGACGCCTGGATTATCCATGGATTATCAATCCTTCCGACCGACAGGCGGCGGCTAGCACTGCAAGCAAACGTCGGGCATGGAGCGCTTGAATCGCGCCTACACCGCTGCTTTCAACTGACAAATCGGACAATTGCACTTCCGAGATTACCCGCTAACCGGATATCCACGGACACCCGAAAGACAACGCAAATGACCCACTGCAGACATTAGCGCTGCGCTCCCATGGACGGCCGGCGCAGCGTTACCAAGGATTAATTTCTTCGATAGGAGGCAGAAACAATTGATCTTCTAAGATGGCCTCAGTAGGGGGAGATCGGAGTCATCGCGATGCGCCACGCCTCCCTCTTGCACGCTCTTGCCAAAGCCGGCCTGTTCACCGGTCTGTTCTTGGGATCCGGCCTCATCTCAACTGCATACGCCGACGACGCCTTGGCCGTGTCCGTCGACGATTTCAAATATAGAGACACGTCGAACGAGCCCACCGATCAGACGGCCGTGCATGAGAAGCGATTGCGGGCTTTCATGACCGCGCTGCGGGACGATGTCACGGCAGACCGCCGTTTTGAGCTCGTGCCTTCCTCCTGCGGACCAAATTGTCCGACCGACGGACCGGCATTGCGCGATCGGCTGCGCGCGGCGTCACAGGCCGGCGCCCGGATCCTGATCATCGGCGGCTTTCATAAGATGAGCACCTTGGTGCAGTTTGCGCAGACTGTTGCCATCGATACAACATCCCAGCGTGTCGTGTTCCGGAAGTACTTCCAGTTCCGCGGCGACAATGACGAGGCATGGCAGCGGGCCGAGCGCTTTGTATCGGAGGAGGTCCGCGACCGGCTGCTTGAAGGCAGATCGCAGCAATAACGCGACGCATGTGCATGGTCCCGTGAGTCCGTTTTTGGCACTTATCGGACGTGACCCGCCACGCTGACGACGTCCGCTCGTCGGGGGATAGTGTTGCAAAAGTCGAAAGTTGCATCAGTCCGAATTTTTGGTGCAACCTTAAAACGCGAACCGGTCGACGATTCGGATAACCTCAGTCG